GTACATATTTTAATCAAGAATGGGGTTCTGTATTGTATAGCAATAATGCAGATTTTACTTCTGATACTTATGACATATCAGTCCCTTTTGAACATCATAAGTTTGAAAGGTTTTTAGGCACAACAGCACAATGGGGTTGGTCAGCAGATGACAAGCAAGAACCTTACTTAGGTAAACCGTTGTTATTTTATGCGCACAAAGTTACCGATGGAACACCAATACAGTTTTCTGAAACAGTAGGTGGCACAACACATCAAATAGACGATTATTACATACCTGCTAACAACGTTGACCCAACAGATAACGATTCACAAAGTTTACATTTTGGTGGACAGAAGAATGAGTATACAGGTGTATATTCAGAAAACTCTTTATTTTACACTTATTATAGAAATTACATTGAAGAGGTGTTTGATATATCAAGAAGGCTTTTCACATTCAAGGCTTTTTTACCAGTCAGCATAATTAGTAACATAAAACTTAATGACAAGGTTGTAATATTTGACAATGCTTACAAAATAAATAAATTAACTACTAATTTCGAAACAGGTATATCAAATTTAGAGTTAATAAACGTAACGCAAGACTTAGAATACGACCCAGCTGAAGTGCAAGAAGATTTAATAGTTACAATAGATACAGGTAGAGTAACAGCAGATACCACGAATAAAACAGCAGACGCAACAATAATAATATTCTAAGAAATGATAGGAAATATATTACAAATGCTTGAAATAGCAAAGCGAGAAAAGAAGATAGGAGAATACACCCATATAGCGTTAGGTAAGTACAAATACCCAGAATCAATAAAAGAAGCGTACAAACAGTTTAAACAGGAGTTATGTCAATAAAGAAAACAATAGAAATAGAAGCTAGAGTAGGTAAAGCTGAAAAAGATTTAAAGGGGTTAGATAAAGGATTACAAAAGGTAGATAAAAGCGTTGAAGATATTGGTGAATCTTCTAAAGAAACCAATAAGGAAATGGGCGCTTTTGGTAGCGCAATGGATAAAGTTACAAGAGGTGGTTATAGCGGATTCACAAAAATGACTAGAGCTATAAGAACTGGCAACATAAGTTTAAAAGCTATGAAGGTTGCATTAATAGCAACAGGGGTAGGTATTTTTGTCGCTGCTATCGGTGCTTTAGCTGCCAACTTTGGAAATAGCGAAAAAGGGGGTAATAAACTTAATAAAATGCTGGCACAAATTGGTGTAGTTTCAGGTAATGTAACTGACATTTTATACAGTCTTAGTCAAAGTGTAGTTTCTTTTTTTAGTGGCAATTTTGATGAGGCTGCTAAATCCTTTGAAGAAGCTACCAATAGAATGAAAAACTTTGGTGAAGAAACTAGACGTGAAATAGCATTACAAGGAGAGCTAGCAGATAAACAAGCAGACTTAGTAAAACTAGAAAGACAACTTGTAATAGATAGGGCAGAAGCTAATAAAAAACGTGCAGACCTTCTTGATAAATCAGCAAACAAAGAAGAATTTACTGCAAAGCAAAGGATAGCATTTTTAGAAGAAGCAGGTAGAATTGATGAGGAAATAACAAATAAAGAAATTGAAGCTGCCAAAACAAGACTTCTAATAAAAGAACAAGAAAATACCTTGAGTGAAAGTTCAGCAGAAGATTTAGCGGAAGAAGCTAGATTGAAAGCAGAAGTTATTAACCTAGATACACAAAGATTAACTAAAGCTAAAACTGTTACTGCACAAATCATAGCAGCAAAAAGGGAAGAAGCAACAAGGTTAAAAGGTATTAGAGATGCAGAAGCAAAAGAAATAGCTGACAAAGAAAAAGAACAAGAAGCTTTAAACAAGGCTGAACAAGACGCTATTGATGCAGAAGAAAAACTTAAAGCTGAACAAGCCGCTAAAGCAGCAGATGAAGCAGCTAAAACCGAAACAGCTCGTCAGGACGCAATAGACGCCATACAAGATGCGTATAAACTAAAGCGTGAGGACAAGGCAGCGCAGGAGGCTGAAAATGCAGAGATGGCTAAAATAGAGCTAGAAGAATCACGTGCTTTAGCAGAGTTAGATCGCTTAGATGCAACTGAAGCGCAAAAGGCAGATGTTATAGCTTTTTATGCAAACAAAAAACAAGCAGTAAAAGACGACGAAGCTGAAAAAGAATTAGCACTTGACCAACAAGTAAAAGACGCCAAAAAGAAAATGGCAATGGACGGCCTTGCATTACTGGGCCAAGTAGCAGGCGAAGGCAGTAAAGTAGGAAAAGCAGTAGCCTTAACCCAAACAATTATAAGCGGAATAGAAGGTGTGCAAAATGCTTATAAAACAGCACAAGATTCACCAATAACAACCGTGTTTCCAGCTTACCCAATTATTCAGGCAGGGTTAGCCGCAGGCTTTGCAGCTGCGCAAGTCTCAGCAATTAAAAAAACACCAGCCACAGCAAAAGGCGGTGGAGGGGGTGGAGGCGTAAACGTACCACGTAGCACGCCAAGTGTTCCAAGTTTTAACGTCGTAGGGGCAGCACCAGAAAACCAGCTAGCACAGTCCTTAGGGCAGCAAGAAAAAGAGCCTGTAAAAGCTTACGTAGTCAGCAATGAAGTTACAAATGCGCAAGCCTTAGATCGTAACATTGTAGAATCAGCTTCACTAGGATAACAAAACAGAATTAAAACTATTGTTAATATATGGATATCATAGAACTTTTCATTGACGAAAACGACGAAGTTAGTGGGATTGAAGCAATTAGCGTTGTTGAAAATCCAGCTATTGAGTCAGACTTTATAGCATTAAAAAACCAAGAAATTAAACTAGCTGAAGTTGATAAAGAAAAGCGCATCTTGATGGGTGCGGCTTTAATACCTAACAAACCAATTTACAGACTTAGCGGCGAAAACGAATATTACATTTATTTTAGCAGGGACACGGTACGTAAAGCCAGTGAATTGTTTTTTATGAGAGGCAACCAAAATAATAGTACTTTAGAACACAACTTACCACTCACAGGACTAACCGCCGTAGAAAGCTGGATAGTGGAATCTGAACAAGATAAATCACGCCATTATGGGCTTGACGTTCCCGTTGGTACTTGGATGGTAAGTATGAAAGTGCATAACGATGAAGTATGGAATGACTTTGTTAAGACTGGCAGAGTGAAAGGCTTCAGCATCGAAGGCTATTTTGCGGACAAGCTTGAACGCCCTAATGAGCCAACTAATATGGAGGCAATGTATGCAATTGAAGAGGAAGAGGCTGCTTATTTATTAGGCCAAGTAAAAGCCATTATAAAAAAAGATAAACGCGTTAAGGGCGGCCAAAAGACCGAAATGGAATCTTACAGCGATTACCCTGACAGCGTAAAAAACAACGCTAAAAGAGGCCTTAAACTAAACGAGGCAGTTAATAACAAATGCGCAACACAAGTAGGAAAAATAAGAGCGCAACAATTAGCACAAGGAAAACCAGTCAGCGAGCAAACAATAAAAAGAATGTTTAGTTACCTAAGCCGTGCAGAAGTATATTATGAACAAGGCGATAAGGAATCTTGCGGTTATATTTCATACCTATTGTGGGGCGGTAAGAGTGCTAAAAGCTGGTCAGAAAGTAAAATAAAGCAGTTTGAAAAATAGACAATACGACAAATACGCGCCCAGCCCAAAGAATGGGAAACGTGCCTGCTTATGCCCAGACGGTAAAACTTACAGCCGTAAATGCTGTGATGGTAGCTTTCAGGCCCAAGGCATTGGCAATATTACAGGAGAAAGCATTACGGGGGTTTGGTATGGATATTTAGTCACAGCTTGTTCAGATCAACATACTAGGCACGTACATAACCACGATACAGAATTAACGGTTGGTAAAGTGTATTATCTTACTTTAGAAAACAATCACAACGAATGTTACACAATAACTTCAACACACCATTCAGAAGGGATTCATATAAGTAATGCATCTGTTCAATACGATGACTGTGCAGAATGCCAAGCAGCAAATTAAAAATATAACAACATATTAATTAAATTATTGTATTAAATATGAAAGCAACAGAAATTTTAGACAAAGCGAAAGAACTTCTTTCTATTGAAACTCAGGTGGAAGAGGTCAAATTGGCACAAGCCACGTTAGAAAACGGCACTATTATTGAAGCTGAATCAATGGAAGCTGGTAAAGAAGTATTCATTGTAACAGAAGATGAAAAAGTTGCCCTCCCAATAGGCGAGTACACTTTAGAAGATGGCAAAATGTTAGTCATTGAAGAAGAAGGTATTATTGCAAGTATTGGAGAAGCAGAAGCAGAAGCTCCAGAAGAGGAAGTTGAAGCAGCTTTAGAAGATAATAAAGAAGAAATGGAATACGCAACAAAACAGGAACTATCTGAAATCCGTGAAATGGTTGAGGAAATTAAAGCAATGATTTCTGACAAAGAAGAAATGAGCGCTGATACCCAAGCAGAAGAAGCGGTAGAAAACATTGTTGAAGAAGTTAAGGAAGAACTTGCAGCTGAAACACCAGTTGAAAAAGTAAACCATAACCCTGAAGCAAGTGAGGAAAAAACATTAAACCTTTACTCACAAAAAAGAGCTAACACAACCTTAGATAGAGTGTTAGGTAAATTTGGAAATTTTAATAAATAATAAAAAATGGCAACAACAACTTCAATCAGTACTTCCTACGCAGGAGAAAGCGCAGGACAGTACATTTCAGCGGCTTTATTGAGCGGCGCTACCATTGAAAACGGTGGTGTTACTGTAAAGCCGAATGTAAAATTCAAAGAAGTAATTAAGAAATTATCTACTAACGACATCGTAAAAAATGCGTCTTGTGATTTTTCTGCTACTTCTACTATCACGCTAACAGAGCGTATCTTACAACCTGAGTTCCAACAAGTGAACTTACAGTTATGTAAGAATGATTTCATTAATGACTGGGAAGCTATCTCTATGGGATATTCTGCTCATCACGATTTACCACCAGCATTTTCTGACTTCTTAATTGCACACGTAGCAGCTAAAGTAGCAGACCGCACAGAGCGCTCTCTATGGAGTGGTGATACTGCAAATGATGGACAGTTTAACGGGATTACTAAATTAGTTTCTGAAGATGCAGCTTTACCAGCGGCTCAAGAGATTGCAGGGACTACAGTGAATTCCGGGAACGTAATTACAGAATTAGGAAGCATTGTAGACGCTATTCCTTCTACACTATACGGCGAAGAAGATATGTTTATCTATGTTTCACAAAACATTGCACGTGCTTATGTAAGAGCTCTTGGAGGATTTGGTGCCTCTGGCCTTGGAGCTGCGGGAACAAACGCACAAGGAACACAATGGTGGAATAATGGTTCACTTTCTTTTGATGGTGTTAAATTATTTGTAGCAAACGGTCTTGGAGACAACGATGCAATCGCTACTACTAAAAGCAACTTATTCTTCGGGACTGGCCTCTTAGCAGATCATAACGAGGTGAAAGTTTTAGATATGGCTGATCTTGATGGTTCTGATAATGTACGTGTTGTAATGAGGTTTACAGCGGGCGCACAGATAGGAGTTATTGAAGATGTAGTCACTTACGGTATTGCTAACTCAGCAAACTAAGAACTAGATAATAATTAACCTAAAGGGGTGGGTGTGCCTAGAGCCTGCCTACCCTTTTTTAATACCTTAGAACGATGGCTTGTGACTTAACGAGAGGCAGAAAAGAACCGTGTAAAGACTCAGTAGGCGGCTTGCGAGCAGTTTACTTTACAGACTTCGGTGATTATGGTACAGTGACTCAGGATGCTGACGACCAAATTACAGATATGAGCGGTACTTTTACAGCCTATAAATACGATTTAAAAGGGAGTAGCAGCTTTGAGCAGGCTATAACCGCATCCCGTGAAAACGGAACAACTTTCTTTGAGCAGACACTTAACCTTACTTTGAAAAAATTAAGCAAAGAAGATCACAAAGAAATTAAGCTTTTAGCTTATGGACGCCCCCACGTGGCGGTAGAGGACTACAATGGTAACGTCTTTGTAATGGGCTTAGAGCACGGAGCAGACGTATCAGGCGGAACTATTGTGACAGGTGGTGCAATGGGAGATCTTTCAGGATATACCCTTACAATGACAGCGCAGGAATTAAAACCTGCTAACTTTGTAGACACACCTACAGCATCAGATCCGTTTGCCGCTATGAGTAGCGCAACAGTAACAGTAACAGTTGGAACAAATAGTTAATATTAGTTTCCTATTCTATAAGGGGTAGCCGCAAGGTTGCCCTTTTTTTTTGCATTTTTTTTAAAAAAGCTTTGGTAGTTAATAAAAAGTTTATATGTTTGTACTGTCAATAACGACAAACAATTAATAAAAGGTGTTAAGAGCATCAAGAAAATTTCGAAACAATTAATAACTTACTTTCAGTACAAGAATTAGATGGATTAGTAGAAAAATTAGAAATTGTAGATTTCTTTGTGTCATTAGCTAATGAAGCGTATGAAGATGATTTTGTGGAAAGAGCAGAAGAATTAGAACACTTCATAGGATTAATGAAGCATCATTTTGACATTCCCAACTTTGTAAGCGATAAACAAGAAGATGACTTTAAACATCTACTAATAGAAAAAAGAAGAAGCCTAATACGAGAATACAAGACTAACGAACTTGTTATAGCAGCAGAAAAACTTAAAGAGGCTTTAAAAAAGTGTTAAAAAGAAGGGGTAGCAGAAATGTTACCCTTTTTTTTTGCTTAACATTTTGCAACTTAATTTATTGTTATTATATGATCGTGTTAGAAGAGAGCTCTAGTGAGCAAACAATACAATTTATACCGCGCAGCTTTACAAGTGGCGACAGCTATACAGTTAAGGTAGTAAACGAAACGACTGGCAAGACAGTACACAACGCAAGCAGTACAGGCGTGACTGAAAACCTGTATTATAATGAATATACAGCCGTTTTTAGCCTGAAACAGAATAATTACTATACTATCACCATAACAGGAACAGAAGTAGTCTTTAAGGATAAACTATATTGCACAAACCAAGCTGACTTGACAAGTTACACCGTAAACAGCGGTCAATACACAACTAAAAGCAGCGATAACGAATTTATTACACTATAATGGATAACTTACACATTGTTAATTTAAGCAGCTATAATAGACCCAAAATTGTTGAGGATAAAAAACGCCGCTGGATAGCATACGGAGAAGACAACAATTACTATCAATACTTGATTGAACTTTACACTAACTCATCTACAAACAACGCTATAATTAATGGAGTTGGAAATATGATTTACGGTAAAGGTATTGACGCCTTAAACAGTAGCCAAAAGCCTGACGAGTATGCAGCCCTTAAAAGTATATTTCACGACAAATGCTTACGCAAAATATCACTTGATTTAAAATTACTAGGCGAGGCCAGCTTTCAAGTTATTTACCAAAACGGTAAAGTAAAGCAAGCTGAACACTTTCCACGTCAAACATTACGCGCTGAAAAATGCAATAAAGATGGATTTATTGAGGCGTATTATTATTCTAATGACTGGGCTAACGTAAAACCTAACGACCGCCCTAAACGTATTGCAGCCTTTGGCTTTGGTAATGGCACAGAGCCAGAAATTAAAATTGTAAAACGCTACGTGAGTGGGTACGATTATTATTGTCCTGTAGATTATCAAGGCGGTCTGGCATACGCTGAGCTAGAAAGCGAGATAAGCGATTATCTAATTAACGATGTACAAAATGGCTTCAGCGGTACGAAGGTGGTGAACTTTAACAATGGCGTCCCTGATAGAGACAAACAACACAGCATCAAGAATGATGTAATGCAAAAGCTAACAGGCGCAAGAGGTGAAAAGGTTATTATCGCTTTCAATAACAACGCTGAAAGTAAAACCACGATAGACGACGTACCTTTAGACAACGCCCCAGCGCATTACCAATATTTATCTGACGAGTGCGCTCGTAAACTTATGGTAAGTCACAGAGTAACATCACCCCTTTTATTAGGTATTAGAGACAGCGGAAACGGCCTTGGAAACAATGCGGATGAAATTAAGACCGCCTCTCTGCTTTTTAGTAACATTACCATACGACCATACCAAGACCTTATTATTGAGGCAATAGATGACATCTTAGCGGTAAATTCGGTGAGTTTGAAACTTTACTTTAAAACATTACAACCGCTTGAATTCATAGAAACTGATAATGCTATTACTAACGAGGCACGTGAAGAAGAAACAGGTGTTAAACTTGCAAGTGATAAACTACCTGATGCGGTTGCTGATATGCTAATTGAAAAAGGCGAGGATGAAGACCTTGATGAGTGGGAGTTGGTTGACGAACGTGTTGTTGATTATGACCAAGAAGAAGCACTTGACAAAATGATAGGCCTAGCCAGTACAGGTTCAGCACGGCCAAACGCTAACAGCGAACAAGATGGCCAAGTTGATGAAAAACGTTTTAAGGTTCGTTATCAATATGCGCCTTTAACAGTAAACAAAAATGACCAAGGTACGCCAACATCAAGCCGTGAATTTTGCGTTAAAATGGTACAAGCTACAAAGCTATACCGTAAGGAAGACATATTACAAATGGAACAGCAAGCCGTAAATGCTGGGTTTGGCCCTGATGGTAATGCAACTTACAACATCTGGCTCTACAAAGGCGGTCCTAACTGCCATCATTATTGGATGCGTAAAACCTATATGGCTAAAGGTGCAAAGCCAGACCCTAATAACCCAAACGCTGAAATTAGTGTAAACAAGGCAAAAGGCGAAGGCTTTAAACCACAAGTGAATCAGAAAGAAGTAGCAACTAGACCAGTTGATATGCCTAACCAAGGATACAAAAATTAAAATATAATGGCTGAATCATTACTAATAACCAGAAACGACCTTGTAAAGTTTACTAGCTTAAACGCGAACGTAGATACAGACAAGTTTGTTCAGTATGTAAAAATAGCGCAGGACTTACACATACAAAATTATACAGGCTCTGACTTGTTAAATAAAATTAAAACAGACATAGGTAATGATGCCTTAACTGGTGATTATTTAAGCTTAGTAACTGACTACCTAAAACCAATGTTAATCCACTGGGCAATGGTAGAATATTTACCTTTTGCAGCTTATACAATAGCAAACAAGGGTATTTTTAAACATAGTTCAGAAAATGCTACAAATGCTGACAAAGATGAGATTGATTTCATTATAGAAAAAGAACGTAATATAGCCCAGTTTTATACAGAACGCTTTGTTGAATATATGAGTTTTAATGCAAGTGCAAAGTTTCCTGAATATTATAGCAATAATAATGAGGATATGTATCCAGATAAAGACGCTAATTTTGAGGGATGGGTACTGTAAGAAAGAAATATAAACCTAAAGCAGCAAACGTTAAGAAACTATCGCAGTACCTTAACAAGGCTAATAACAAAAGAATAAAAAAAGTATTGTATTAATATGAGTTGGGGAAGTATATATGGTGTAAGTTGGTTTGGTAACACAAACGAAAGTAATGGATGGGGTATTGTTTATCCTTTTGATGCAGACGGTTCTTACTTAACATCAGACGTGAACACAATAAAAGCAGACACAACAGCATATAGAGCAGATGCAACAGAATATTAAAAATTAAAAAATGGCAAAACAAACAGTAAATTTAGGAACTACAGCAAATGACGGGACAGGTGACCCATTAAGGTCTGCATTTGAAAAATTGAACAACAACTTTGATGAAGTGTATGGTAACAATTTTGTAACTAACGATATGTTAAGTGATGACATTGTAGACCACGCAGAGTTAGCAGACAGATACACATCAAAAGTAACAAGTTCTTCAACAGGAACGCAAAACTTAGATGCTTCTACCGCAAGTGTTTTTTTAATGACAGGTGCTATGTCTACAGCTACTTTAACAATACAAAACATAAAATTAGGACAAACAATAGATATTGTATTTATGGGTTCAATGGCAAGTGCGGTTCTAACCTTAAATTCAAACTTTACAAATGATGTATTTTTCAGAGTAGGTGATACAGAATTAGACCAAGCAGAGCCTAATATTTTACAAATCACTTGTGTAGATGATACAGATAGTAGCGCAAGACTAGCATATTCTATTAATAAATTCACATCAGGAGACGATACACCATAAATTATGAAAGCAAAAGATTACAACGGAACGATTAAAATTTATAATACAGTACCTAAATCATACGGTAATATTATAGCGGGATTTGATTTACTATCAGATAGTGATTTAGAGGGACACGGTTTTTACGATGTTGTTATTCCTACCTATGATAGTAGAATAAAAGAACTGGGTGATATATACTTTGATTCAGACAACAGTCAATTTACATACCCTGTGAGCAACAAAACTTGGGCTGAAAGTTTAGCAGATTTAAAGGCTGAAAAAATAAAACAGTTAAAAGGTATATATAATTCTAAGTTAACTAAGTCAGATTGGTATGTTACTAGAAAAAGCGAAAAAGGTACTGCTATTCCTAGCGAAATTCAAACAGAGAGAGATGGTTTGAGAGAGGAATGCAATGACCACGAAACAGCTATAAACGCAAAGACTACAAAAGCGCAAGTAGCGTCTTACGATTTACCATCAATTATTTAGTATGAGTTTAAAGAAAAGACTTTTTACGTCATCAGGAGCGGCAGGATCAGATGGATATACAGATAACCTTACTAGTTGGGTACAAGTAGGAACAGGAAAGTCTTGGGAAGGGAGTGGAACCTCGATGACTGATTTAAGTTCTAACACTAATAACTTTACACTACAAGGCGGCTACAGTTATAGCTCAGGAAATAATTATGTAAGCCTCACAGCAAACTCTGGAAATATGGTGTCCTCTGTGAACTTGCCTAAAAACACAAACTACTCAGTTTTAATTTGGTATAATTTATCAATGAGTTCATCGTACAGCTTTCTTTTAGGCGGCAATAATACATCTTATATCAATTACATAACACTCGGTAATGTAACAAGCGCTAGGTCAAATGAATCTATTGGTACTTATACTGATTACGGTGGTACGGATTTTGATTACGCCCCTTTAAATGGACATTACGCTTATGCAGATGGAACGTGGAGAATGTTTGTTCTTACAAATGCCGCAAGTTCAGATTTACGTTTTTATATGAATGGTGGTTCTACACATATTTCTTCTTTAACAAATTCATTTTGGAGTACCTCATCGCTGTCGGTTGGTAGATACTCATCTGGAATTGTTCACAATGGGCTAGCAATAGGACAAATAAGAGCATATAGTGTAGTTTTAACTGTACAGCAAGTAATAGATACTTATAATGCAACAAAAGGATTATACGGACTATAATATAAAACAATGCAAGACTTGAGAATATACGGACTTAACTTAGGTGCTATAATATTTAGTACAATGCCTCACATAAATACACAGCTACAGACAGTTGTGTTGATACTTACCATAATCTATACATTAACTAAAATCTACAAACAGATAAAATGAAAATGCCTAGAAATGGAGTAGCGAAAGAGATAAGACACTACGCTGGTAGCTTGTTTATATTTTTGTTTGTTGTGGGTATTATTGTTACTTTGTTACAGTTTCCTGTATTAGATTCTAATAAAGAGGTTGTAATGATGTTGATCGGTACTATTGCAGCAAGTATTCCTATTATAATATCTAGCATTACTGGCACAAAACCCGATGACGTTACAGCACTTAAATCAGCATTAGATAAAAAAGAACATCAAATAGAACTTTTAGTACAAGCTAAAGATAATTTAGAAGGTATGGTGATTGAGTTACAAAGACAAATGCTTGAAAATCAAGAAAACGTTATGGACAAAATTATACTAAAAGCAGCAATGGACTTTGACGATAAAAGAAACCCACCTAAATAATATGTTACATTTTGAAATTAGTGAATTTGATTCCCCAGACGAAATTGGTTCTGGTAAGTATATGCAGTCTTCTACTCTTCAAATGCTCGATGATGCGCGTTCAATTGCAGGGATACCCTTTAAAGTCAATAGTGGCTTTAGAACAAAAAGTCATAATGCCTACGTTGGAGGAAAAGAAAACAGCAGTCATCTTTATGGATACGCTATTGATATTGCCGTTGGAAGTTCGCATCAAAGAGCCACAGTACTCAATGCCCTTATTAAGGCAGGATTCCGTAGAATTGGAATTGCTAATACCTTTATCCACGCAGATAATGACCCTGAAAAATCACAAGACGTTTACTGGGTGTACTAATACAGTAGGAAATACTTTAAATGAGTGATAAGAAAAAATTTAAAGATACAAAAGTCGGTCAATTTTTACTTTCTAAAATTCCTTCAGTTGTTGGCAGCCTTGCTAATGATACCCCTATTGGTAATGTCGTTCGTACCCTTATTGGTGGTAGTGAAATGTCAGACGATGATAAACAAATCGCCTTACGAAAACTAGATCAAGAAATACACGAGTTTGACGGTATTACTAAAAGATGGGTTGCAGACTCTAAATCACAATCTTGGTTAGCGCAAAACGTAAGACCACTAACATTGGTTTTTCTTACAGTTGCTTTTGTAGCAGGTTGGGTTATGCAGCTAGAAGAACTTGATACAGTTAAGGAATTATTAACAATAGTATTTATTGGTTATTTTGGAAGCAGGGGTGCTGAAAAGATAATTGGAAATAAGCATCACAGATAACACCTAGTTAATAACTAGGCTTTACTTTTTAAAAAAATTTAACGAACTTTGGTGGGTGGAGGCTAATTATATGTATCTTAAACATAATAAAAGCGTTATTGATTACGCTAAAGACTTCTACAAACAGTTAAATGAAAAGCAAAAAAACGATGCCAAAAACAGCAAAGAAGCCAACAAGAAGCAAACTAGTTAAAAAGCTTGATATAATTTTTAGCCAGTGGGTAAGATTAAGTAAAGCAGATAGTAGAGGCTTTTGCACTTGTGTTACTTGTGGCAAGCAAGGGCATTGGAAAACAGGAGGCATCCAAGCAGGTCACTTTATGAGCCGTAAGCACTACTCAACAAGGTGGGATGAAAACAACGTACACCCTCAATGCGTAGCGTGTAATGTCTACAGAGCTGGTGAGCAATATAAATACAGTTTATATCTTGGTAAAAACTTAGCTGACACATTATACGAAGCAAGCAGAAAAACCATTAAATTTACCAACATAGAGATAGAAGAAATGATAACTCATTATTCTACTCTTGTTAAGAAACTTACTTAACAGTATTGTTTTTTTAGTTGTTTGTATAAGAGAGGGGGTTGTTCCCCTCTTTTTTTTTGTTTAAGTGAAAAAAATTTTATAACTTGCAAATGTTTAACAATTAAAAAAGCAATTTATGGCAGAAAAAAAACCATTATCACTAGGAATGAAACTGTTCCAAGTGCAACAAGAAATCGGTGCAATTAGCAAAGATGCTAAGAACCCATTCTTCAAGTCAAGTTACTTTGACATCAATTCACTTATTAAAAACCTGCGCCCATTACTAGGCAAGTACAAATTGACTTTATTTCAACCAGTAAAGTTTGATGCTGAAACAGGTATTGAGTATGTAAAGACTTATCTTGAATGCGCTGAAACTTCGCAACGTACTGACACAAGTGAGGAACAGTTACCAAAGACAAACAACCCACAAGAAAAGGGTTCAGCAATTACTTACGCTCGTCGTTATACACTTGTCGCATTATTAGGCTTAGAAGCCGAAGATGATGACGGTAATGCAGCGAGTGGTACAGCACCAGAAGAAAAACCTTGGCTCAACAAAGGCACTGATGAATACAGTAAAGTAATTGCTTTTATGAAAGGCAAAGATGCAGACATTAAAAAAGTAGAAGCAAAATTTAAACTCAGTGGACAAACTAAAAAAGACCTTATTAGCCTGTAAGGTTAAAAGAGTATATTATTTAACAACGTATAAAAATAAAATAGCAAAAATTTATAGAATTTATGGAAAATCCAAAAACAACAATGATTGCAGCTGGTAGTATTGAACTAACTAGCGTTGACGAAAACAAAATATTTACAGCAAAGAACGGGAAAAAGTATTTACCCGTAACATTATTCGCAAAAGATGTTTCTAAATTTGGTAATAATATTTCAATGCAAATTACACAAACAAAAGAAGAGCAAGAAGACCCTACTAAAAAACCTGTTTACGTTGGTAACTTAGGGGTTAGGTGGCTTAACGAAAAAGCGCCAGTTGTACTAGCAGTAAAAGAAGAGGTAACAAATACCCAGCAAAATGTAAATAGAGAAGATAACGATAAATTATTTTTTTAATTAAATAGGGGGCTTAATTGCCCCTTTTTTTTATATTAATGAGAAAGTTAAAAGAACTTAAACAAGGCGAACAAATGCCTTATGATTTTTGGAATTATGATGTTAACCCTATATTAGGGTACAAGTTTGAAAAGTATCGCAAAAATTCAGCAAAAGAAATTAACAAATATGGAATGATTCCAATAAGCAAAAAACTATGATAGCAAGAGCTCAAACACTAAAAGACAAAATATTAGATGTAAAGTATGGCCGCATACAAGAAGGCCTTAGAATAGAAATACCAGAGATAGACGAGTATCTGCGCTATAAGCAGGGCAATTTTAACGTTCTAATTGGCCACGCGAACGTTGGGAAGACTACCGTTCTAATTTACCTTTTTACTTTGTGGGCTATAAAGCACAATTTAAAGTTCTTAATTTGGTCAAGCGAAAACACGCCTCAAAGCATTGTTAGGAAGATAATAGAGTTTAAAATGCGCCAGCCAATAAACACTGCGAGTGATGAAGACATTGCTAAAGCTGTAAACTGGTGCGATGAACATTTTAAAATAATAAATGTTGAAAACCTTTATACATACAGAGAGTTATTACAAGAGGCTGAATCAATTAAAAAGGCTTGGAATTATGATGCGCTAATGGTTGACCCTTATAACAGTTTAGCTAGGGATTCAAAACTACTTAGAAACGTAGGTGGCCACGAGTACGACTATCAAGTAGCTAGCGAGTTGAGGTTGTTTGCAAAGCAGAATAATATAACTATTTACTTAAATGCCCACGGAGTGACTGAGGCGTTACGTAGAACGCACCAAAAAGGCCACGAGTATGAAGGCCTCCCAATGCCACTAGGTTTAGCACACGTTGAAGGGGGAGGTAAATGGAGTAACCGCGCTGATGATGTGCTTTGTGTTCATAGATACGTTGGCTCGCCAACTCATTGGATGTGGTCGCATTTACATATATTGAAGGTAAAAGAGAATGAAACTGGGGGCCGTTGTACGCCTTATGAACAGCCTATTGAATTACGAATGAGCCTCAACAATGTAGGCTTTGAGTTTTTAGGTAAAGACATTTTAGATGACAAAAAAACTGACATTAATAAATTAATTTTTTAATATGATTTACATTATACCAATACTACTCGCTTCTATTTTGACGTGGTTTGTGTTTTTAGTAGGTGCATCAGTTACGCTATCACCTATTATTGGTGTAATGATAGGGAGTTTAATAAGTAAAACAGAATATGAAGATGGTATTGAATGGACACTTCAATTTTGTTTTGGAATAATATGTTTGACAATAATATGGGAAGAACCGCTGGATGGTTAGAACTTGTGGCAAAGCAGCACAAGGAATGGATTCGTGTAGTTAATAGCTTTGGTGAATATGACTATGCTGAAGATGTTGTTCAGGAGGCTTACATTGCATTATATAAATACGCAGATGAAACTAAAATTATCAAAGAAGGTAAGGTTGTACGCGGCTATATTTTTTTTACCCTTCGGTCTATTTATTATCAGTATTATAACGCTAAAAAAAAGATTAATAAGGTTAGTCTTGATGATGAAGAGCTTAAAATACAAATTCCGCACAATACGCAAATGGATGAACAAGTAGCTTTTAACAAAATATGCAATATGATTGATCAGGAACTTGACGGTTGGCATTGGTACGACGCAAAACTGTTTAAGTTATACCGCGATACAGACCTAAGCATTAGAAAAATAGCAAGGGAAACTAACATCAGCTGGGTGAGTATATTTAATACTTTAAAAAACGCTAAAACAATAATTAGAGATAAGTTTGGCGAGGACTATTTAGATTACAAACACGAAGATTATGACAGAATTTAAAGGCGACAAAAGAACAAAAGCCTACAAAGAATGGAAAGCCAAATACGAGAAACAGAGTAAAGGGTTTGGCGATACCGTTGAGAAAATTACAGAAGCAACAGGTATTAAGAAAGCAGTTAAATTTTTAGCTGGTGAAGACTGCGGTTGTGATGAGCGTAAAGACAAATTGAATTACCTTTTTCCTTATCAAAAACCAAACTGTTTTACTGAGCAAGAGTTCAATTATTTAATAGACTACTTTGCCAGCAAACCAAATAAGCTTACAGTTGAAAAACAAACTGAAGTATTAGAAATTTATAATAGGGTATTCAACGATAAAAGAGAGCTTTCAAGTTGCAGCACTTGTTTTTTAAATGGTGTACATAAAAAGCTTGAACGTTTATTTAAGGAATACCAAGATTGAAAGAAAAAGATCTTTATGAATATCTACAGCGGTGTTGTTATACTGACCTTGTTATGGCAAAAAACCCAGTTAGTAAATGGGATTGCTATAGCCCAAATGCAAGGCATAGAATAGAGCTGAAGTGCAGAGCAAAGCATTATGATACTTTAATAATTGAAAAAATTAAGTACGATGCTTTACTTAAAAAAGCCCTTGACAATGATGATCAGCCTATTTACATAAATAGCACACCGCAGGGGGTTTACAGGTTTAACCTTTTTTTAGTTACTCCAGTTTGGCAGGTGAAGTATTTAAAAAAAACAACTACATTTACAAACACAAACAAAGTAGCTAAGCAGATTGCAATGTTACCAGTAATAGACGCTGAAATATTATGACTGAAAAATACAATTACCAAAAGAAGCTAGAAAACCTTGAGGACTTACAGCTAACAACAAACTTACTTATTTTACAAGAACAGATTGCTGAGTGGTGCAACAAACACCCAAAGAATGAAAACCTGTCATCGGTACGTGAAGCCCTGTTGAATGTTACTTTTATTGTAAATAAATATCAAGTTGAACGCGGTACTTACCACCTAGCGCTTGAGGATTATAGAACACGTGAACTTAGGGCTATATCAAGAGCGCGTGAAGCTGACAAGCGTATAGAGTGGCTAGAAACAGAATTAGAAATACATAACAAGAAAAAAGAATTAGGCTTATGAGCGATAGTGTAACAAAGTATTTTGAGAATGTAGACAGCACTATACCTATCAAGAAAACAGACAAGATAGTAGATGATGTAATAAGCAAATACAGACAACGTAGTGAACTAGGAATACAAAAGTATAACACAACATTACAAGACAACCCAGACGGCTTCTATGCGTTTTTAAACCACCTCCAGGAGGAACTAATGGATGCCACTTTATATATACAAAAACTAAAAAACCAACAATGAGAGAAAAAACATTAATTGAAATGCGTAATAGGATATTGAACCTTGAAAAAGTTGTAACGGTTGCGCTGGTTAGGGTTGAGGCATTAGAAAAAAACTTTGAAAAAAAAGATGAATAGTTTTGTTTGTTCTTAAAATGTTAATTACATTAGCATCAAATAACAATAAAAAACAACTATTATGACAACACAAGATTTAATTACGAAAGCTGAAATCAGCGACACAATTTTCGAAGCGCTTTCACCTGCTTACAAACACACAAACAAGTATCAATATGATTCTGACTTACGTTACAGGTATTTATTAGCAGAAGCAGTGCTTCAAATAGACAAAAAATTAATTCCAAACACAGTTACGCCAACAGAAGCAGTAAAAGAATTTTTTAACAGACTGTAAAACCACAGGGGGCTTCGGCCCCCCTTTTTAAACAACAACAATATGAGTTACAAAGTTCCTTACGACGTACAAAATATGACCGATGAACGGTTACAGTACGTTATTGACAATGCAGAGTATTATCTATACGGTTACAGCCGTGATTGCCGTTATGAGTTAAACCGCAGGCGCAAGATTGCTGAAGCTTATGAGTACGAACAAATGATAGCCGAATGGCAAATAACTAAACAAAACGAGCTCTATGATTACTTTACTTAATGGCGAACATTGGATGCCAGATGAACTTACTGCGGAAATGCACGATGATGGTTTTTATTATAACGAACTAAGCACAACAAAGGTATTAAGCACAAGCAGCCTTAGCCAAATACTAAGCAACCCAGAAGAGTTCTATAAAGAATTAAAAGGCCGTGAACGTAAACCAAGCGACGCGCTACGTATGGGCAACCTTGTTCATTGGGGTTACCTTGAGCCAGAAAAGTTTTATAAATTAACTTTTGTAGATGCAGAGCGTACAAACGCAAAAGAGTTTACTACGGCAGTTGCAGAACACGGTGTTAGAAACGTTTACAAGGCGAAAGAGCAACGTATAGCCGAAAGCTATGTTGACGTACTAAACAACAAAGAGCCGTTAATTAATATACGTAAGAATGCAGAATTAGAAGTACCAGCTATTAAGATGCTGCTTGACATACCAATTAGGGGCAAAGCAGATATGATTAGCGGTGATACCATTTATGATTTAAAGACTACACGTGTAAACCCTAGCGACTTTAACTGGTGGAAAGTACGTTCAATGAATTACGATTTACAGGCCTTTATTTATTGCCAGCTTTTTGAGAAGGATTATTTTAGCTTTATACCAATTAACAAAATGAATCACCGTGTAGGAATTGTACATTGCAGCAAGGACATACTTGAAAGCGGTGAGGAAAAGTTTTACAAAGCTATTGAAATTTACAAGCGCGATTTTATGGGCAAGGAACTTGACGAAATAGCTGACAGCCTTAGCCGCACAATAGAGGAAACAATAATTACTAAACCGTAAATTGTTTAAAGAGGATATATTACTTTTTTATAAACTAGCGCTCTTAGATTTACGTGAAGGCACACCAGTAAGAGAACTTGAAAGTGCTATTGATTTTTATGAGAGCATAGAAAATTATGAGGCTTGTGCTGGTATATTACAAGCAATAAATGACGCACAATATTTAACAATAAAAGGAATAAAACAATTAATAAATGATACAGACGATTAAACAATTAGTAGAAGTAGAATCAGGATTACCTGATATAAGTTTACGAAATAGAAAACAAGTAACAGTAGATGCACGAATAATATATGCCGTGCTATGTTTAAAACATACTAAAGGCATTTCTTATGAACGTATTGCCAAGGAGGTAAATAGAGATCATAGTTCAGTTGTTCATTACAAAAAACTGTTTGAAAGTTGGCAACAGTTCCCTCGCCTTTACAGTGACAAACTAGATGCGTATAAGCGAGTAAATGATATACTAGAACGCGAACGTGATGAAATAGATGATTCAACTGATTTGTACTTAATGTATAAAAAAGAAAACATTATATTGCGGAAAGAAAATGCCGCTTTGCAAGCTACATTGAAAAAGCTTGAGGAACGAATAAAACAATTACAAAAATACGAACCAATATGGTAGCTTCTAAACTTTTATTATTGATTTTGTTTTGGATTATATTGTTGGCATCAATATGGACATACTTTGAAGATAAAATGAAAGGGAAATGAAATTATTTGAAGATGAATGGGGTGTTGATAAGAGCCCCCAAGATGACACAGAAATAACTACTACATTACTTTACTTCAGTAAAGATGAGTTGAAAGAATTTAAAAGGCTTTGCAAGGCTGGTATAAAAAAAGAGTTCGGCCAAGAGTTCCAACAAAAGGGGAACCTCAGCGACTTCTTATTAATATTATTACGCAAGCATTATGAAAACATATAAGTTAAATCGCAAGCTTGATGATAAACAAGCAGCCAAATTAAAAACAAAATACCTTGACAAAAGGCATTATGACATCTTAATAACTAATGATGCAGATGGTTATGACGCCAATACTGGTCAATTACTTTTTAGGTTTAGGAAAAACGCTATACCTTTTGAAACACTCAAACAAGGTTATGAGTCCTTTAAAGGCAGTATTGAACTAACTGAAAGCCGTGGCGCAGCAAGTGGAAGCAGTCACAAGCGTATCCGTAAAGACGGCAGCGTGAGTAACATTACTGTCGGCAATAAGGTTGAGTCTGGTAGCGTTGGTTATATGGACAAAAATGCGATGGTCCATTACTGTCGTAAAACCGCATTCGCTAAAAAGTACTTTGATGACTTTAAAGCTGGGGTTCCTTTTGTGCAATATGTTGACAAATTATATAATGAACTATGCCCTGAGCATTATGCAAAACAAAAAGCGATAGCGCTAGGCACGAATCAAAACTACGTTATTGACGGAACTTCATTTACAACCGTAACAGTAAATAAAAACTTTCGTACAGCGGTTCATAAAGATGCTGGCGATTACCAAGAAGGCTTTGGGAACTTAATTGTTTACCGTGAGGGCGATTATAGTGGCGGTTATTTTGTGCTCCCTGAATACGGTGTAGCAGTTGACTTACACAATACAGATATATTATTTGTAGATGTACACAAGTGGCACGGCAATACAGAATATACAAACTGTTCAGATGACTGGTTACGTATTAGCTTTGTAATGTATTACCGCGAATATATGTATAAATGCAAACAACCAGCTGAAGAGCTGCATCAAGTAAAAATAGATAAAACAGGATTCTTAACTTTATAAACTATGGACAGCAACAAAAAAAAACAAGCTAATGCATTTGAGGGGTTTGCATATAACCACCTCATTAACGAATTAAAGTGGACATTAACACATTACGTAACAGAAGAAGATCAACGGATTAAAGGTGAGAACCACCAAGGAATTGAAATAAAGAATGATCAATCTTATAATAATACTGGCAACCTTTATATCAGTGTGAAACGTGTTTACAATGGCTTTGAGTATGGCAGCGGCATTTATCGTGATACTGAAACAAAACAACTATTTTACCTAATAGGCGATGAGAACAATTTTTGGCTAATAGCTACTAAGCATTTAAAAGCGTACTATGAGCAAAACAATTTAAAACTAATACCAGGATTTAGAACACATACAGGCGGTCAGGAATACGGTTTTTTGCTACCTATTGAAAAGGCTGAAAAGCTTTCTGCTTATAGTTACACAAACCAACAGGTTTTAGATTTATGATAGGCAGATACTGCGAACTTAATAACCTGCAAGAAGTAAAAGACCTTACAGCTGGGTTAGACTTTAGGCAGCCTCAATACAGGCGCGAAGTATTCTTACGGTTTTATGAATATCACATAAAATACAAGGGCCACGCTGGGGCGGTTTATTATGCCTTTCCTTACATATTTGAACAAATGAATATGACAACAGAGGAAAAGTATTGGTTTTGCTTTATAAATGGGT